GTGTTCCGATGCACCCCCTATATCGTCAGATAAATGGGTACATGGCATTGGCCGGGGCTGAGATAAGCCCTACACTCATATGGAAAGTGACTCCATGGTCTTGGCTCGCTGACTGGTTGACTAATGCCGGCAGCACGCTTCAGCGTGTTGAAGACTTAGCCTCCTGTTCTGTCGTTGCCAAGTACTTTTACCTCATGAGGCATACCCAGTATTCGTATGTGTATAACAGCACATTCGTTACTTCTGAAGGCACACCAATGAGCCTTCAGTGGGAAAGCTCCGTAGAGGTAAAGGAGCGTGCTCCTTCCTTAGATCCGTTTACGTTTGCCCTGACCTCTGGTTCTCTTACCAGTGTTCAGTCAGCTATACTAGCTGCGCTTGGCCTCGCCAGGCTTTAGTCTAGTATCACCGGCCTGCACCCAGTTAAGTTTCTCCCTTTGGGAAAGGAGATAACCTGTGTAGGAACCATATCCCATCTCTCGATGGAGGTCAACTCTGATGTTTCCAGATCCCTTTTCTTTTACGCTCGCCGGTTATAACGGAGGAAGCGCTTTCAACATGGCTCGTGTATCGCAGACGTCGACTGGCGGGAAAAACCCGTCAACGACAACTACGTACAAGTCAGTTGTGGATGATTTAGTCTACATGACTATCACCCACACTGTAGGTAAGGACGGAAGAATCCGTTCTCTCATACAGGTTGAGCTGCGCAAAATTGTCACAAACCCGCTTGATTCGACTAAGCAGGATTATGACAGTGTTATCGTGTCGAAACAGTACAACAGACCCGGTTACGGGTTCTCGTTGACTGACGTCACGAACCTCACTACCGCGCTTAATGCGTGGGAAAGTGCGAGCTCGTACGCCAACACGACTAAACTCTTTAACCGAGAGTCTTAACCCTCGGTTTTGAGCTTCGTCTGTCTGATCGTACGGAAGATGGGACACCTTATCGGTGTTGGAAACTCGGAGCTTGAAGTTTACCCCCGTTAAGGAGGAGACTTGAAAAGCAACGTAAGTGACCACCTAGAGCTGGTACAACACATCTATTCAGATGCTTGTACCATGTGCTCCACCGACGTCTCTGATTTACGTGACCTTGATTACCTCAGGTCACGGGTTAAAGAAGAGGGTGTCTCGTTTTTAACGATCACCCTGCCCAATTTCTGTAAAGAGTTCGAACGAGCTCTAGATATTGGGTTTGTTGACTCAACAGCTTTTCCGGGTTTCCGGAAGGCTGGAGCAATCCCTGCATTTTTGCAAGGTATGCTCAGTCAGATCTTTAACCGTGAGACAGGGAGACTTTATGACGATAGTCACGAAACCCCCACTCTCGTCGAAGCGGTCAGACAAGTCTGTCTGTTCTTCAAGAAAGTGGAATTGCCGTATACGCCTGAAAGGGCATATGCAGCGATCGTTAACTTCGTTCAAACTGAGCAACTCAACAGTTGTTTTCAGCTTCATGAAGCAGACTATGACAATTTTTGTCGAGTCTCTTCGGTACTTTGGGATCATATGTTGGTTGATTTATCAACTGATATGTTTATCCCAAAGCACGGTCCCGGAGCAACTGCCGAATCTATTTCTGGAAACCAGAAATATCGGTGGTTACGTTGGCACGAACGCCTCGAGCCTTACTTTCCTTTCTTTGATAATTGTTACAGTAGTGACTCTTATCAGAGTAAGGAGGCCGAGGAGGTTACGTTCGTACCACAGGACGAGGAACAACCTGTTAAGGTCGTCCTTGTTCCGAAAACGCTG